CACCACCTAAATAACTTCCTAAACTTCTATATGCAGCATCTTCTTTTCCTAAAGCGGATAAAGCTCTGCCACCAAGTTTTCCTGATTTAGTAAGTTCTTTACCTTTAGCTGAAACACCTCTAAGTATTGTATTAATTACGGCTGATTGTTTTCCAGGTAAACTATCTATAACTCCCAGTTCTAATGCCTCAAGAAGAATTTTTCTTATTTTATTTGCATTACCACTTGCATCTATAAACATTTTAGAAAATTTATATCCGTCCTCCATTTCAAATAAAATATTCAAACCAGGAGTTCCTTGTAATCTTGCAAGTAATTCATCTTTAGGAATTTCTGCTATACCATCTACAATTTTTCTACCCCAAGGAGAATCTATTAAACTTCTAGCATCATTTTTTAATATAGAACTTCTAGTTGCACCTTTCATAAAGAACTGTTCTCTCTTAAGTTGTTGAGCTACTTTAAGTCTTGTTCTAATGTCACTTGCATCTACTAAAGCTTCTTTCTTCATTGCTTTACCTTGTTGAATTAATGCATCATCTCCTATTGCATAACCTTTAGCAAGTAATTTTGTACCTTCAGCAGCTAATTCTTTTTTATAACTATTAACTGATTTAAATAATTGTGGACCTTTACCCCAGTAATCATTCATCCATTTAATTCTTCCAGCAATATCTTCATCAGTAAACTTTGTAATTTTAGTAGCCATCTTTGCTGGAGTAGTAAAGAATTTTTTAATTGCACCTACACCTAATTCAGAAGCTAAGTTAACTCCACCATCTATTAAGCCTGATAAAACATTGTATCTTTTTGTTCCAGGTTCAAAGACTTCTGATGCCATAACTCTTCCTGCAGAATAAGGTAACAATCTAGGTTGAGCTTTTTTCATATTCTTTCCCCAACCTAATGTATCAGTAAAAAGAGATGTACCTGGGATAGCTTGACCATGAATATACATTTGGTCATTAGCTTTAGTTTCCCATAGTTCTAAAACTTTATCAGACCTAAAATTATTATCTCTACCTGCGTAAAATAAAATCTTATTTGGATTTAATACAGATGTATAATTTAATGTCCCTGTATAAGCATCAAACTTAATAGGTTTACCCATCTTTTTATAAAATATATCTGCTGCTTCTTTCTCTGTATAACCCATAATTCTTAATCTCTCATATTCAGGAGACTCTTCAGCAGCTATACTTTCAAATAAAAATTTTCTATTTCTATCAAAGTTTACTGCTTCTCCACTAAATGCAGCACTTGCTGCAGCATGAAATTGATTTTCTCCACCCATTTCCCATGCTGTATCCCACATCTTAATCCACTCATCTAATTCTCCTACTAAACCTTTATCAGTACCTATGTTTGGTATATCAGCATTCATTACATGCATATTTATACTTTGTTGTGCTTGTTCTCTAGTAAACCCTTCTTCTAGATATCTATCATATAAATTTAATGCTTGAGTATATTTCCAAACTCTAGCTGTTTTTCTTACAGCTTCTCCCATACCTTCCCAAGCTAACAATCCCCATACACCATATTGGACAGCAAATGGTTTGGCACCACCTGGCGCTAGACCAGCAGTAAAAAAGTTAGCCCATGCATTAGCTCCACTATCTTGACCTTTCCAGCTTCCCATTCTCATGTCATCTGGTGCTGCTAAATATTTACTTACTTGTGAAGGAAGTCTGTTATAAATTTGTCCTCTAAATATTCCTGAAGGATTTGTTTTTCTACGATACTTAGCATTATCTGGATTATTAATTACTTCTTTAGCTTTATTCCAATCTGCATCTTCTTGTGCAGTTGTTGGAGAATCATAGTCTGTAGGTAAGTTTGAGTCATTACCTTTTAATTGTTTTACTGAATAAGAATCAGCAATCTCTGCAATTGCTTTTTCAGCAGCAACTCTACCACCAGCAGGTAATGTCATTGCTAATGTACCAACTATTGTTTTACTTAAGTTTGGATATTTTCTAGTTATATCTATTACGTTATCAATCCACCAAGGATTTTCATTTACTGCTTTTTTTGCAGTATCAAATTTTTGTTGATTCGATGCAATATAATGCATCATCCTTGCTTCTTGAGCTGGGTCTTCTATCCACATTATTATTGACTATCTGTATTAATTAACTCAGCTATTAGTGGATGTGGATTAATTGCATACATTGCTTGTAGTAAAACATTCTTATCATTTTGTAATTGATTAACACTACCTCTACCTGGACCTATTGGAGCGCCTTCTGTTAATGGTTCTCCAGGTCTATTAGTAGGAGCAAATATATTTGCGGCTTGACTAGCTGCTGGATTTGGAGCGCCACCAAGTGGAGCTGCTTGTTGTTGTTCTGTTAAAGCTTTTTGCTCTCCATGTGCAACATCAGGCATTCTTACAACTGGTTGTTTTCCATCTGTTCTTTTACTTAGTGAACCAGGTCCACTTACAGCTGCAGGTTTACTTGGTTTCCTATAGCCACCTCTATTAGAACGTTTCTTCGCCATAATATCTATCCTCGCTTATTAATACAAATATTCCAGGTTTAATTGGAACAACTTTAAACACACTTAATATTGAGTTCATATCTATAACTTCTTCATCTGTAAACTCTATATTTCCTATGTCACCAAATTCTTCAGTCATAATATCCCAGAACTCGTGATTTATATCTTCTTCCATTATCCTCCTAATGCCTGAGCTATTGAAGGCGGTGGTCCTACTGGAGCTTGTGCTGCCATTTGTTGTTGAATCATCGCTTCTTGTTCAGGAGTCATTTGTGGTTCTTCTGGTGTATAAAATTGTTTTAATATTTCTGTCATATCGTTTGGATATTCATATATAGCTATAACAGCCATAGTTGCTGCAGGGTCTCCTTCAGCACTTCTAGCAAGTACAGATTCAAATAAAACATTTTCTGCTTTGTTCTTTCTTATACGTTCTTGTACTTTAGCTATATTATCAAGACCATCAATATTATCTTGTAAGGTCTCTACGTCTATAACACCTGCTTGTAGTAATTGCAAACCAGTAACAATCTTTTGTGGTTCATCAAAACCAGCCATAACACCATATACACGTCTTGTTCTGTAGTCACCACCAATATCAGATAATGGTTTATAATTCTCTGAGAAAGCAGAACCATTAATAAATCCTGCCATTGGTTTACTCATTATCTCTGTTTGAATACTTAATAATTCATCAAGCTCTAATCTTTTTTCGTCCATTTCAATTAGACCATGTTTAATTACTTCTCTATATTCATTTATCATTAACGACATAGATGCATTTAATTCTTGAACTCCAGCACCAGTAGTCCAACTAGAAGGAGCTTGAGCGTCATCAGTTACTGGATAACCACCAACTAATCTAAGTTGTCTTTCTAATCTATCTACTTGTTGAAATAATTGATAAGGAATATTGTTCTGTGGTTTAGATACCTGAGTACCAGGAGCAAGATAGTTAATTGCAAATCTACCTTTTCTATATTGTCCTGATTCAAGTTCACCAGATATATTAGTTTCAGTAAATACTGAATCTTCCATAGCTATTGCTGACATGATATTAATCTTTGCCATCATTCCCATCAAACCTATAACATGGTCATACTGACCTTTGAGTTCATCAAAAGAAAGTCTCTTCATAAATACAAAAGGAGGTGTACTTAAATAATTAGGAATAAAATCTAAGATAATTTTCTTTTCAGGGAATACTACATAAGTACCGCCTTGGTCATAATATTCAACTACCCTTACTCCTTGACCAGTATTATCTTCCCAATTCTTTCCACTACCAGTATCAATGTTGACACCTATATTATTTGTATAATGTTGATTTCCTGAAGATTCATCTTCATCTGGATTTAATATATCTTTTGCATATTCAGGATATATCTGAGCTAATTTATATCTAGGTACTCTTCTTAAAACAGCTAACTCTCTTGGTTGTTGGTCAGGTCCATAGTTTCCAGGGAAGGTATCATATGGGTCTCTTAATTCTGCACAAGGATATACATAACCATTTTTGTCAGTCTTAGTTGTTATAATCCAAGCACAGTATCCATAACCAGGCAACCATCTAGCTGCTTGTCCTAATTGTAAAGTTAAATTTTGTTTTTCATCATAAGATGTAATAATACGTTCTAGCTTCTCTGCTCTGATTTTTGACCTGTCTGAAGTATTGAAATTATTTATATCTACTCTAACTTGAGGTATACCCGATATTTTCTGTGCGAGTCTATCAATACCTGATTGAAGCATATTAGGAGCTGGTAATAAATCAGCATCTGAAGTTTCCATCTTATTTCCAAGTAATGCTTTTATACCATCAGCACCACCATTCATAATGGCTTTAATTCTAGCTTTCTGCATTTGCCTTACTTTTGTAGGCTTGCCTGAAACTAGCTGTACAGCATTATCAACTATCTCTTGATAATTTTTTATGTCTAAATTTTCTATCCCCATGATGGTGAATCCATATCACTAGGCTCATAGTCTGTATAGCTTGGTTCGTATTCTATACCTGCTTCAGCCATTCTTTCTTTTGTCATTCTTCTAAATACTTTCATTGGGAACCACCCTGCCATAACTATATCAGTTTTTTCCTTGTTTCGCTGTGAAACAGGCTTTCCGTCAAAATATAACAGTTGTGTTCTATAAGCATTTATCTTAGCAATACTTTCAGGACTTCCTGTCGGTAAATGAACTTTTCTATTTTCAAAGAGTTGTGCCATAGCACCAACACCATACATAGGGTCATGTTTATTTTTTCCTGTTAAATGTCCTTGAATCAATATTCCACTATTCAAACTAAATTCTTTTATTCCATCATCTTGTCTAATAGCAGTTTGAAAACCATTTTCTTCTACTATCCAATGTAACAAATCATATTTTTGTAACCAATCAGACATAATGTTAAGAGCTGCTTTAACTCCACCACCTTGTCTGTTTTCTACATCTACTAAATAAAGTTCTCCTCTTACAACATCTATACCCCAAAGAACTGCTGCTTGATAACCTGATGACGCTGGGTCTAATCCAGCTACTAAATAAAAATTAGGATGTACATAGCCAACTTCTAAATCTGGTCTCATACATTGGTCAATCATGTCCATAGTAAATATCTGTGTACCTTCTACATATGCTTGGTTGTAATAAACCATTTCAAATATCTGTCTACCACCAGTTGTCTCTGCAGCTTTCATTCTTGACATTAACCAAGGGAACGTTCTTTTAGAACCCCAGAGCATACAATCTGTATGTTCTTCTTCTGAATGTTCTGGAATAGTACATTCCATTGAATGTGCTGTTTCAACAATAGAAACAAAATTATCGTTATCTAATAAGTGATTATATAAATCGTCAGAGTGCTGTCTAGAACCAATTACTACTACAGCAGTATGTTCCTCTTTTCTTGATGATAAGGTAGTAGTCCACCATTGTCTGGTATTTTCTCTTGCACCAGGTTGCATCGTGGTTTGGTGGTCTTCAATGTCATCTGCAATTATTATATCACAGTCTCTTGATAAAATCTTTCCACCTTTACCTACAGCTACCATAGTTGGAGACTTAATACCTGGAACTGTCCTGGTTCCTACAGTAAATTGATTTTGTGACCAGTTCTTTCCGCTCCTGTTATCAGGTCTAAAGGTTGTTCCTGGTACACAGTAATCTTCTTGAAGTCTTTCATTTGTTTCTAGATGGTCTAATACTGCTGATACAGCATTCCTTGCTATATCTTCATTTCCACCTACCCACATAATTCTTACATTCGGATTTAACATTATTTGATACACTGCGAAATGTATTAACAGCTCTGTCTTCCCATGTCTTGGAGGAGATAATATCAATAGTTCCTCCCCATGGTCTATAGCATGGATAATATTATTTATCCATTTCTCATGGAAGTCTGCTGTTTCATATTTCTCCCCTGTTTCTGTAGCAAAGTACTTTCGGCGGAACGCCGAAAAATTTTTTAAGTTTCCTTTTGCCTCCTTAGACAAAGACCAATCATCTGCAGCCACTTCATTTCTTGTATCTACCTTGTAGGCAGCAAGCATACGAGAAACAGTCGCTGAAGTTGTCTCTAGTTGAGCAGCCACCTCTGCTACTTTGATGTCTCCGTTAGCTAGTTGCTCTGCATAACCTTCTGATTTAAATTGATTATAATACTGACCTCTACGTACAGATGCGTAATCGCCTTCATCTGCTTTGAACTCTTGATTAATTGGTTTCTCAGACACCTTCTTATTGTGCCTATAATCTCTTTGCCATTGTTTTCTTTGACAAGTATCTGAACAGTATTTGCGCCTACCTGACTGTAATCTCTTATTACATTTATCAGCGTGACAAATTACTCTTGACATTAAAACCCTTCATAAATAGTAGTTATTTGCGTTGGGTTTATTATATGCTATATTAAGAATAATTACAAACATTAGGAGCTAGTAAGTAGGCACAGGTAAAGATGCAATCGGGATGCAAAAAGCTTAGGATAGTAACGACTATAACGTAGAAACGCAAACTAAGTACCCAAGACCTATTAAAAATTTTTAATCAGACCTCTCATAGTAATAGCCCGCTATGTTCAATATATCCCAATAACACTTAGATATTACCAGAATATTATTTTCTACTTACATATATCCAAGAGGGGACGCCACATTGATACCTGCAGGTCATACGCGTGCGTAGTACTGCGTGCGCATAATGCATGGGTGGTACTGTGCGTAATTGCGTGTACCTGTACGCATGTGCGAGAGACACCACAAGATATGGTATGGTTTGTTTTGATATGCACAACATATAGTGGTGTTTGATACCTTACGTGTGTACGCATATCCATGTGTGTGTGCATGGGAATATTATTCCTGTGCAGGTAGCACTCGCTACGTGTACGCCTATAAAATCATTGAGGTTTCACAATTGCACAAGGTCTGATTTCGGGAAAGTATTAGTAATATACCCTCTACAAGGTAGAGGGATATATTACAATAAACCTCTCAGCTCGGCAAAGTGTCGAGTTGCAAGTTGCTCGTGTGAGTGCGAGCAGGAAGGGGGCTTCCCTATGGGAAAAACCAAGACAAAAACTACGAAGAATATCGGCGACTACACAAAAGCAGAGCTTTTGGCAGAACTCAAAAAGCATGAGGCGAAGGCGAAAGAGCCTGCGAAGGTAGTCGTGTGCGGAATGACAGGCGAGGAACTCACGTACATAGAGCGCCTGCCTGTTATGGTGAATGGCAAAGCAATTCGCTCATACGTGAGTGCGAAGGCGTTTTGGGAACTGCACGCAAAGGGCAGAGAATTGACCGAAAAAGCTAACGCGTAATTATATTAAGCGCCTGCGAGTGTGTGGGCGCTTGGTTATAACTATGTTTCAAGAATTGCGCACGTGTGAGTGTGTGCGATAGAAGGGGGCAGATATGCCTAAAACTAAAACAATCGCTTACTATGTAGTAGGCAAAGAACGACCACGACGAGACGATATAGCACGTGCATTGTTATATCAACTCGCCGAACAATACAACCGAGACCGAGTAAAAGCATGAAAATTTGCAAAAATACTCGTTGTATGTGTCGTAACGACAGAACATTGTGGAAAAAATACCACGTGTAATTATATTAAGCGCCTGAGAAATTGGGCGCTTTGCCATAATTATAAGTGAAACGAAAGGAGTTCGTTATGAATAATTATGAAAGCCCGTTCGTAGAGGGGGATTTTGACCTTCATTTACAATATAAAGCAAGGCAACGCCAAGCTATGCTAATGGGCGCAAATAGGTGTATCAGATGTAGACGATACAGCTTTACAGACTACGCAGTTTGTAATAGGTGCGCAGGTAGGCATAGGTATTGTAGGTAACTATATTAAGCGTCCGAGAAATTGGGCGCTTGGACATAGTTATACGTAACTATGAAAATATAACTAATTAACTCTCTACAGAGTAGAGAGGTTAATTAGTTAACGACGACGACAAACGACGATTGGAGAAATATGAGACGAAAACTAAATATGTACAAGCATATTCTTTTTCAATACATAGTAGATAGATTGCCTAACAACAAGTTAGGTAATATAATAGGCAATTTTTATGCCAATTATTACAAAATACTATGAATGGATATAGAAGGAGCAAAATACTTAGTCGCGCAGAGTGGTACAACTATGTCTATGGACAAAACAAAATTATCAAATGGTTTAATTGGTATTTTTTGTTGAGGTGGACAAAAGACCAAAGGCGCAGACGTAAGGTATTCAAAAAGCTAGGCGAAAAGGAATAGAAATGATAAGTGAAAAAGTACTTATTACTTGTAATCATTGCAAACAACCTGTAAAAGCAATAAAACAATGGAATTATAAATTCAAGGAATTTATGTATACATGGGAATATTGTTGGGGTTGTTACAAGAAACAATATGTTAATGGGTACAAAAAATTCTAAGGAAAGGAATAAGTATGCAAAATACTTGTTGTACTAGAAAAAATGGAAAAATATATGTGGACAAAATATATAAAGATATTAAATATAAATTTTGCGACGCATGTATAGACAATAGTCCAGACCATGTAGCAGGATACATAGTTGGGGGATTGTAATTATATTAAGCTCTTGCGCAAGTGAGGGCTTAAATATAGTTATGTTCAGCAGACAGCATGGCTAGAGATACTAATTAATATTAATTAATATCGATTAATAAATAACCCTCTACGGAGTAGAGGGATTATTTATTAATCTAAATAGTCTGACGACGACAAAAATACTGAGGAGGTATTTTGAAAGTAATCGAAAACGACCAAGTAACAATCTATGATATTAGAGATAGAGAAAACGACAATGCTCTTGTGAGTGATGAGTATTTTGTCCTTAGGGATAATACTACACAACCAAAGCATTACTTTGCAGTTCAAAAAATTGTAGAGGGAGATAACGCAAGTTATAACATAGTTTCCCCTATGTCTAAGAATTTTAGAGACGGAATGGATATGGTTGTATTACTTGCTAACTCTGAAACATCAGAGGTTACGGAAAAGGACTTATTTAATATAAGGTCTGAACGTAGTAAGAAAGCATGGGCAAAGAGAAATGGTGGTAAAACACCTGCTAAAAAGACACCTGCACCTAAAACAGAAGTTGTAGTGCCAAGTGGCTTAACTTTTCCTGCTGATGAGACTACACCTGCAACCTTTGAAGATAAGAGCTAGTAATAGTTTCGTAGGGGATATTAAGGTATCCCTTGCGAAGTTATTATAGAGAGGAGAGTGATTTATGATAACTTTAATTGACACTATCTATGACAAGATATTGTCTCGTTTCTTTGTAGAAAAATGGGCAGAAAAACAATTACGTGATTTGGATAAAATGACGTATAATATAGCAAAGGAACATGACTTAAACGAGGTGTTTTACGACGAGGCACCTTTTTAGCTTAATATAATTACAGCTACTTACATAAAAAAGCAATTGCCCTGTTGCTATACGTACTATGTAGGTAGCTTGTAGCACATGACGAGGTTAATGGCTGGTAAGGTAACCGAATAGGTTGTGTAATTGTGTGTTACAAGCTATCTATTAAGGAGAATAAATAAATGGCTAAAACAAAAAATACTATAAGCGATAAAAGAGCAAAAATAATAAAATGGTTATCAATATTATGGAATGTTTCAGAAAAAGACATCTATGAAATATTAGATGTAGAGTAAATAGCTTGTAGCACATAAATATACCTGAGGTATATCAGTAAATTCTAGTATTGTGACAAATGCTGAAACAAGACGCTGATTGATACTGTGATATCAAGAAACGCTAACGCTAGATAAAAGGTGTAATTGTAAGTAGGGCGATAGAAACGCTTACAAGTTTGTGTGTTACAAGCTATTTATAATAGCAAAGGAGGAAATATGAGAGAAATACTCAAAAGTCTAAGTAAAGACGACCTTGTAGAAATTCTTACATGGATTGTTAATGACTTAGATATGTGGAAAGAAAAAGGTAGTACACCTGTGCAAAGTTATGTTGCTATGCATAAAGAAAGCGTTCTTTATCAGGTTGAAAAAGCCCTGAAACGACGCAGTTTGCATGAAGATGAATGAAATAATACCATTTCACGCATTTGTATTGCTCTTTTTATTCTTTCTATATATATGCGCAATAGCATGGGCATTTGGTCAGTATCTTGGCGAAGTAATCAAGCTAAAGTGGAATATAGAAAAGTCTCTTATAAATATGAGACGACGTGCTGTAAAAATACAGAACGAATTTAACGAAGGAGAAAATAGTGGACGAAGGCATAAAAATTCCTGACTTTTCGGGTGGGGAAAACGTAGAGTATAACCAACATGAAGTAAATATAGAGTTGGCAACAGCTTTACAAGCGACAGTTGAGACCATACAAAACATGATGGAAATGATAAAGATGAATAATCAGCTTATCATTAACCTCATGGCTATCACGTCGCCAGAAACCTACGCTGAACTAAAAGAGCTAGGAATATTAGAAGAAGAATAACAAATATAAATATATTAATAAATATATTAATAAAAAATAATATTAAATATGTTTAGTCATATTGATAAACATATTTAATATAAATATTATGTGAGAGAGGAGGTCTCAATTGGGACTTGACAACATTATATACGAGGAAAGTCCTTGTACAGATACAAATGTCTTGACGCTAACGCAAGACTTAGTTGGTGGCATAATGACAGGCGAAAATGCTTTCAGAGGTAAAGTATTTGATAGCTTGTTAAGTGAAATTACAAGTATAGATAGTGTCTTATATGGGAATGAAGATAATTATATAGAGAGAGCAACTTTACATGCTCTTTCAATTGGAATTATGAATTTTCTGAGAGACAAAAGAATTGCTGATATTGATGATTTCACAACAGACAATACAGCTGAGTACTTTAATGCACCACCAAATAGAGAATGGTGGGCATGTGAAAAAGTAAGCAGAACAGAACTGCTTGACTTAGCTAGAATATTTGATATATGTTTTGAAAAGAACTATAAAATATATTGTTGGTGGTAAATGAAAAAGCCTAAAATGTTATCAAAACGTGCAAAAGATATAACTAATGAGGATTATGTGATTACTGTTGGGTATGAAAGTTTACCTATCATTAGTATATCAAAAGCATTTGGACGAATAACCATTACATATGGAGATGACAATACACCTAAGCAAAAAGTGTATGGTGCAAATGATTACGTGGTGATAGACGAAATTAAACACAAAGCAACCCAGCAGGAAGCAAAGTAGTGCTTGTCGGTCTACATAGGTAGATTAGGTCTAGTGTCGGGCAACCGATAAAAAGCAGAATACAAAACGTTGAAAGGAACGTCTAGCTCTGCACAGCACTACAAATTATTAAAAGGAGAAAACATTGAGTGAAAAAGAAGTAGAAAGAGACTTTGTAGAGGTCAGTACAGGAACAATGCATACATATAATGTAGAAGTTGCTTACTTTCTTGAAGATAAATTTAACGAAGTTCATATGAGCATAGGAGATATGTTTAAGAAAAGAAAAATTTTGGTTTCAAGATACGAATTACAAGAGACGTCTCTACAAAATGCTATAAACAGAGCCTTGACAATAGACATGGCAAGAAAGACAGAGGTTATGATGAAATATCCTTTGGTACTTCATGACTTTGTACTTGATAAAGGAGACGAATTTGATATAGAGATATTAGATGATTTCCGTCAATGGTTAACACATGAAGGTCTTTTACAGGAATACATGATGCAAGAACCAACTTCTGTACAAGCGTTTATAAAGCAAAACGAACCATTATTGAGAAGGCAAACAGAAGAAGCTGTCAATGAAAACATTGGTGGTATAAGTGATGAAATATCAGAATTTCTAAAAGAACACGCACGGGAGGAGGAATAATTTTTAAAAGAACTAAAAGATTTCTATGGAAGATAGAAGAATACCTTTATTTTATAGAGGTAAAGATAAGCAAATACGTTAGGAGAAAAGGAGATAAAAATGTCTCTACCTGAAGGTATGATAAGACAAATGCCACCTGAACCACGTAAAAGTACAGGCAAAAAGCCAAAGCTACTAGATGATGATAAAGTAAAAATACTTTTGAGTACACCTAGTGAATGGTATGTAATTGCAACTACTGACAAGTGGATTAGTGGTAGTAAAGCGAACATAGAAAGTATGTCGCAACAAAATATATCTCATCTTGCAGACAAAGGTAAGTTTGAGATAAAGCAAAGGAAAAATAACGACGGACTTGTAGATATATACTGCAGGTTCGTACCTAAAAAGGAGGGTAAATAATGGACAACGATTGTTGGAAATTAGTGAATGCTGTTATAGGAAAAAGCGATAGAGTATTGCTTTATGGTGCGCCTGGTACGGGTAAGACCTACTCAGCAGTAAAAGAAAAAGCACCACTTGGGATAGACGGAGAGCCTAATGTCTATCAAATAACAATGACCGAAGATACGGCAAGCGCTAACTTGGAAGGATTTTATAAACCTTCTAATACAGGTCAGTTTGAGTGGCATGACGGAATTGCTATACAAGCGTGGAGAAATGGTGGAAGATTGATTATAAATGAGATTGACCATGCCTCTCCAGACGCAATGACATTCCTACATGCAATACTTGATGACAAAGCTATTGCACAATTGACACTTAACAATGACACAAAGGAAACTGTTAAGCCTGCCGAAGGCTTTCAGGTTATTGCAACAACGAACTCTTTACCAGAGAGCTTACCTATGGCTTTAAAGGATAGGTTCCCTGTAAAGATACATGTTGATAGTATACACCCAGAAGCTATAAGACCTTTTCCAGAAAGCTGGCATAAGGTAATCGTTGATACTTCACTTAGTGAGGATAATGAAGAAAGAATTTCCATTAGAGCATGGAAAGAGTTCTTCGACTTACAAAAGAAAGGTATCGATATAGATACTGCCTCAATCCTTATCTTCGGAGATAGGGGAGAGGAACTTATGGACGCAATTAAGTTAGCTGAAAACGTTGACTTGAATGTGGAAAGTGAAGTTGAAGATGACGAGGAATACTAGAAAACACGTTCCTTATCCCGAAATAGTTTCAGGAGAAACAGGTTGGACTATACATGAAGAGTATGACCAACCTGCAACAAACAATCTTGACAGAAAGATGTATGTTCCACTTGACGGAAAATGTATTGAGTGTGGAGAAAATCATAGCAAAATGATTAGAAGGCACGAATTAGGACACGTTAAGTGGTCTCCCAAAACTATGGGTAGGCTAAAAGAAAATGAAAGTGCTATGGCAGTAGAGTTATGTGAAGAAGTGAGAGTTCACTATTTACTTAACAGACATGGTTTGTTTATAAATAAACCTGTCAGATGTGTGGAAGATACTAAACGTTTAGTAGCAAAACTAATTTATACATCTTCTGTTGCAGACATAGTTAAATATTTACTAGCATGCGCATGGGATTATGAAACTTTACATAGAAGTTCTTGGGGTGTGAAAGAACCTGATGGCATTGAGTGGAATATCTTTATGGACGTATATCAAGAAGTTCTTGAAAGAAAAGAGCTTACATATGCAAGAGAGTTGGATATTGATTGGGCTATTCAAAAAGCTAAATACTTTTATCTCAAAATGATTAAAAATCATACGGGATATACTCTAAGAGCTAAAATATCTTACAACCATACAAGAAACGTTGCTAAAGAATTAGCGCCTTTACTTGCTGAGTTTGCAGATAAACCAACACCTGAAGAAGTGTTGGAAAGCCTTAGAGAACAACAACCTAATTCTGAAAGACATGAGGAAGAATGTGAGTGTGAGCCTTGTCTTGAAGAAGAAGAAAAGGAACAAAACAATAGGTCTTATAATAGACGTGATAAAGAGTTAACTGTTGATGACTTATATTCACGTAATAAAAAGGAAATATTTGATAGGTTAGAAAAAGGTAATACAACACGTAGAGGTATGGATTATCAAGTAGATAAAGATAATTACAAAACTGCATGGGGAGATATGAAAACACATAATCCCGAGCTTACAGTTAATCTACAAGGTCGCATAAAAGGTGGTCGTAAATATAGACCAATGGATTATGGGACTATACCTAGATATATGAATAGATATTGTATAGATAAGCAAGTCTTTTCACAAAAGCAACGTGTATATGGTGGTACTGTTCTCATTGACGCAAGTGGTTCAATGAGTTTTAATGGACAGGACATACTAGATATCATGCAAGAAGTTCCTGCTGTTACTATTGCTATGTATAACGGAAGTTACGATAAAGGAAACTTACGTATCATAGCTAAAAATGGTAAACGTGTAGATGAAAATTATCTTGATTTACATAGTGGTGAAGGAAATGTTATAGACGGCATGGCTTTACGTTGGTTAGCAAAACAACCACCTAAAAGAATATGGGTATCGGATATGTATGTATTTGGTAGAAATAATTCTAATGCATATGGATTACTACAGGATTGTAAACAAATTATGCTAAGAAATGGAATAATGCGACTTGCTGATATTGATGAGGTAAAACGTTTCGCATTGGAATTGAATAAGGTACAATAATTAGGAGAGTAATCTATATCAGGCAACTGATATGGCTAGTTCTCCTTTCCTAGTTTATGGTTACTCTCACTAGAAGTGGAATAGAGTCGTAAGAGAGCTACGAACGGGTAATGACACTCACGTTATATATAATTACCTTAGTGAACACCACTTCAATTCTTCTATAACCTTCCGAGTTCATCTCTATTATGTTATAATCTTGTTATGGATATAGAAGAAATGCTTATAGAAGCAGAGCATGGTAAGAGAGGAAATTTAGTTGAAAGTAGAATTACTAAAGACGCAATGCCTTTCTGGATTGCTTTAAAGGACAGGGTTGTTAAAGACAAAATTGAAGTAAAACCTTACGTTGTATGTAGGTTATTACAAGATAATTTTGGAATTAATATATCCGAGACAGCTATGCGACGCTACTTGCGTAGCTTAGAGGAATAACATGGCAAACAAAGAAGTAGAAAAGCTACTTGCTGAGGCAGAGAGCCAAGTTATTCGTGACTTAAAAGCTGATAATCTAAAGTTGCTAAAGCGACTTGACAAAGCTAATAACAAAAAAGAGGACATGGTAAATTCAGTATACGACGCTGTATCTGTCAACTTAAAGTTATGGGATAAACCAAAAATCCCTAAGCCGATTAAAAGCAAAAAGACGAAGGACGAAGAAATAGCTATTGCAGTTTTGTCCGACGTACAATTAGCAAAGGTAACACCTACTTATAATACAGAGATAGCAGAGCTACGTGTTGTAGAGTATGCAAAAAAGATAGTTGAATTGACTAATATTCAACGAAATGCACATCCTATAAACAAATGTGCTGTATTTGTAGCAGGAGATATCATTGAAGGAGAGCTTATATTCCCTGGGCAAAGCCATTTGATTGACAGTTCATTGTACAAGCAAGTGACTTTAGACGCACCAAGGATTATGAGACAGTTCTTTGATATATTGCTAGCCAATTTCAATGAAGTAGACGTTCATTGGGTTATAGGAAATCATGGACATCTAGGTGGTAGAAGCAGAAAAGACTATCATCCAGATAGTAACGCAGATAGAATGCTAGGACGAATAATGTCAATGATATATGAAGATGAACAACGTATATCATGGACTATTCCAGATAGCACAGGCGATAATCATTGGTTTGATATAGCTGATTTAGGAAAAGATTGTAAGTTCCTAATATGGCATGGAGATAATATCAGAGGATTTAGTGGCTTTCCATGGTATGGCTTTGGTAAAAAGCTCATGGGTTGGAAAACATTAGCAAGTAATGGCTTAATGCCTGACTTTGATTATGCAATAGCAGGTCATTTTCATACACCAACAACAATGTATGTGAATGATATACGTTTATGGGTTAATGGTAGTACCGAAAGTTACAATACATTTGCCCTAGAACAGTTAGCAAGTATGGGTAGACCATGTCAATGGTTACTATTTTGTAAGCCAAAACATGGGATAACTGCAGAATATCTTGTTAAACTAGATAATGTATAGAACAATTGGATAGTATATGGCAAATATAAATGTCAATGATACAGTTGAAGTGGTCGCTGTTGAGTATGCAGGTGTTGGAACTATTCCACACTTTGTTATAAAACTTGATGGAGAATACAAATATATACCTATTAAGACAGGTATAAATCGTATAGACCAATTAACTGAAGAAGAAGAATAACTATAAATTATTTTAAATTGTCAAAACATTATTAGTTTGACAATTAAAAATAAATAAAAAGGAGAGTAATATGGCTGAGAAAAAAGCTATTAAATTGTTGTCCCCTTTTCCCAAAAAGTTGGTGCGTCCTGCACCTTCAGGGAAGTTTGGGGATTACGTTCCACACGCACATTACGTAGAAAGACTACGTGATAGTGGTGTTAAATACTCTTGGGCATGTGAACCAATATATGGTATGCACAAGGGAGAGAAAAGAATAGTTGGTGCAATAGGTACCATAACTATTGAAGATATGGGTAGCTATATGGGTGTCGGAGACATTGATACCTTTAAGCTAGATAGTCCAAAACTTAATGACGGAACTAATCTCAAAGACGCAGAGAGCGATGCTTTTAAAAGAGCATGTATGAGATTTGGTCTCGGTGTAGAGTTATGGTCTGGTTCTACTCAATCAGAAGAAGAAGCGAGTATGGAAGTTGAGGAAACACCTGCAACTGAAGTAAAGGAAACAGATGATAGCCCAAAAGTGGAGGCGTCCCGTTCTAAGTCTGATTTTATTCAAGACACAATTGATGTTATGTGTAAGGATTTAACACCTGCACATAGAGAATTTGCTATAGAACAGGGGCGCATGTACTCAAAGGTTAAAAAATATCCACAAGATATGAACTCTTGGACAAGTGAACAGGTAAATAAGTTCTTTGAACAGATTGAAAGAGGTGCTTTACCACAATTTGAGCCAAAAGAAGATATAATGGATGATGTACAAGCTATTTTAGGAGATGTTGTGGATAAATCACACGAACTAAATAAGATAAAGACAGATTTGAAATGTCCTTATTGTAGTGAAAAAGTGTTTGATAATAGAGACAATAAAAAGACACCTAAGTCCCCTGATTTTGTATGCGCAAATAATGACCCTGCTATATGTGGTGGTCATACAGGAAAGTGGAGAAAATCATGGTGGTTGAATAGCTCAGACTTGCCCGAAGAGTGGGGTTTCTCTGAGTAAAAAGATAGACTATAAACGTCAAGGTAGTCGCAATAAAAGAAAAGGTAGGCGAAAGCAATTGGAAGCATTAAGACAAATGCACATGCCTGAACCTTCATTACACCATTTACGTGTACATGAAGAGGGTTGGTCTGAAGCATTTATAAGATGTGAAGTAAAAGCAGGTAAACAAGTTCAAACTTTATGGAGCAGATACCTAAAAGCAAAAGAACAAAACGACAATAACTTACCTAATGATGAAAGACCTTTTGTATTTATTGCTAAACCAGACGGAACAAGTGAAGGTCTTGTATGCTTTAACATCAAAGACTTAGATGAATTTTGTACTGCATATTACATGCATGTACAAGGTAGAGTATACAAGAAACCTGCACAAGAAGAAGAATAATAATTCCTGAAAGGAGGAATATGGTTGTTAATTCTTTTAGGGGTAAATCTATCCCTAGTTATATAAAAAGTAAATCACAGTTAATAGAATATGTGCTAGTTAATGAAAGAGAAAACGAACCAATAAGTAATGGAGAGTTTGTTTATGATTTAATGTGTACACGCTTTGGTGGAGTTATACATGACCTAAGAGAAGAAGGTTATGAAATAGTTACTGTTCCTACAAAAGATAAAGGACATTATAAATATTATTTAATAGCAACACCAAGTGAAGTAAGACAAAATATTAACAAGAATATGAGATTAATATAATGTTATCTTTATTGATTTGTTCTCTTTCGTTTCTGCCTACAGTAGCAGACATGGATAATTATATCCAATGTAGAGAGGATAAAATTATGATTGAGTATGTATCTCAATGGGAAGATTTAATCTCGGAATATTTTGAAGAAGAAGATATACCTAAAGCATTAAAAATTATTTATTGTGAAAGCAAAGGTAAACCTAATGCAGTAGGTATAAATACAAACGGAACTAAAGACGTAGGTCTTTGGCAATTTAATGATGACACATGGGCTTGGTTAAAAGATAAATTAAATATCACTAGCCCAAGAACTAATCCAAGAGTATCAACTGCTGTAGCAAGTTGGCTTGTTTACAATGACGGGTGGTACCATTGGAATAGTAGTAAGCATTGTTGGAAAGGATAAAATGAGTAAAAAAGCTAATATATTTAAGACACCACAAGACTTAAAAGTCTGGGCGTTAGAATTATCAGACGCATGTGGTAGTAAAATTACAAATAAAAAACCAAATCTAAGTAGAGTTAATTCTCTTGTAGAACAAATGTCTAAAGACTATAACGAAATGTTATCAGAATATAACTCATTGGAGGAAGAATAATGCGAGATGAAGCTAATGGATATGATAACAAATACGCTGAATTTTATTTGGAAGAAGAATAATGTATGAATTTTGTAATAAATGTGACGTAACATACAAAGCAATACTAATGAATAAAGGTATCTTTGTAGGAGATAATTGGTACTGCACAAAGTGTGCAGAGGAATTGGAAGGACTTGCAATATTAAGTCAACAGGAGGTAGATGAATAATGTTACAACGTATGAGTAAAGGTGGTAATGATAAGTTTACTGCTATAGAAAAAAGAGGCACATTTGATAATAAGTATGCCTATGCACGTGAAATGGAAGAAGTTAAAAGAAAGGAAATGGAAATTGACGCTCTTGAAACTGCAGATACAATTGTAATTTATGGTGGTAAAAGATTTCTAGGTCTTACACCTAAAGGTAAAAGAGTATTTATATCATATAAACTTAATAGACAGGATATGTCTGTTGAGGTATCAACTACACATGATTTAGATATATTACTTAAAGAAGGTGCAAAATTAGCAGAAGTAAGAACAAGTGTAAATCTTAATGCACAAATAAAAGATACTGATGCATGGTTATTAAGACCAAATAAAGACGCAGGTATGCATGTAACTGAAAGAAAGCTGAAATATTTACAAAGATTAAAAGAAATTTCAGATATAAAATACCATGTTGCTTTTAATAAAGGACAACCTACTAGATACTTCATAAGAATGTTAGCTCATGCTATACATGTAGGACTATCTAATAATGGAGAACCTAACTTTGAACATGTAATTAAATCTTGGGGTTTCTTACCTAGCAGACATGATGACTACTTTGTCCCTGAAACAGTATGGGACAGGGTAGCATAATATATTAAACTATCTCTTAAATCGTCTCTAAACGTCTTATAGAAGTAAAATACAGGTATCTATTTGTTGTAACGTTTACCTTTTTTTACTTTGTACGCTTTCTTACGACCTTTTTTTGTTATGGGCATATTTATCCTTTGTATTTTTTTTTGTAATCTAAATCTAAATCTAAAAATAGACGACGATAAAGATTACTTACTTATTTGTTTCTTTTTCTTAGCCATTAGTAATCAACACCATACTTACCTGGGGTCTTAACACTTAAATCTAAGTACGAAGAAACATAACCTCGCTTATTTCTATGAGAAATTGCTTTTCTTCTTAGTCCTTTGTCAAAATCTTTAGCTACTTTATCAGTTGCCTGACTTCCAAATTTGCTTTCACCTGTTACTTTTGTACCAGATTTTGTGGTCCTAGTATCAGTTAATTTTAAAGCTCTCATATAATCTTCAGGTGTTAGAAATGTACTACTTTCAGCAATAATCTTACTAGCACCTAAAATGTGTTTTATATTTTTTTTCTTAGCCATTAACTTATCCTCCTTGGATTTTTATATTTAGGTTTGGATGATGTTCCATAATTCCTATCTATTGCAGTCCAATGCCTATCTCCACCAGGAGCAACTTCAAATGGACTAGCACTATGTCTTCTACTATAAGCTTGAGTCTGTTCTTTTTGATACCATTCCCAACTTGGTTTGAAACCTTCAAAGTCTTTACTTGGTGTCATTTCATTTATAGCATCGCCTCTATCTCTAGACATACCTTTAGTTGATACAGCATGAGTCCATGAACTTAAAGCTTTAACATAATGTTTAGCATCTTTAATTTGTTCTGCTACATATTCCCAACCACCAGGTATATCAGTCCCAGTTTTAGCATGATTATTATATATAGTTGATTTACTATGTCCTTTAGGTTTAGCCATTAATCCTACTTACTAATTTGCTTCTTAGCGTATGTCTTAACTACTGCTAATGCAGCACCACCACCAGCTAATGCAGCCAACTGGAGCGCTCCAGCGTCTATACCAACTAATGGAGCGACAGTTAAGGCGCCGATAAAGGCTTCAACGAATGTCCAAGCTGTTCGCTCAATCATATCTTTCAAGTCTTCACTCATTTTATAACTCCATGCTTCGTTCCAAGGGGTCCACGCCACATCCTTCTTGAATGTACCTTTAGAGGTTCTTGCTCTTATCTTGTTTAACATTAACTTAACATCCTCCACTTCAATTTAGCTTTCTGTTTTTTGCTTAAGTTTATTTTACTATATTCTATGGTAACTATCTCATCATTTAATAAAGCATCTCGTACTTTAGCGTACATTTTCTTGTACGCATCCTTAGAATTACCAATAAATCCTCGTTTACTCCTGTCTAAATCCTGTTGAGTATCACCCAAAATCAAACAACCTGAGGTATGGAGGTCGGTATTCCCCTGGTGAACCAAAATCCACTCAAATCCAGGAACATCTTGTATATGAAGCATACCTTTATGAAACTCAGGGCCGTATTTCTGTAGGTATCTGCTTGAAAAACCACCTGCATCTCTTAATTTTATTTGATATTTACCTTCAGGAATACATGTTTCATGCATTACTTTAACTTCCTGATATTGGTCTTCGAGAGTATAGCACTCAAAAACCCCATCAATAAACAACAAACCATTTGTTGCTTCCTCTCCAAATTGGTGTCTTATCACATTTAGTTTCATATTAGCTCCTATCTTTTTGGGTACAGACAGTTACAAATTGTAACATGAGTACCTTTCTCATTTTTATATGAGATACATTTACTATCTACTTGCTGATTTTTTGACAACTTCATCCTTACCTTTTCTAAATCCTATTGTAAGTAACCATACACATAATGTAATTACCGTAGCTAATCCAGTTACTTGTTGTGCTGAACCAGTTAGAGTAAGCGTAGCAATAACTAAACCTACTAAAGTCCAACTAAGATTTAAAGTTTCTTTAACTATCTCAATGAACCAATTCCATATCTTTTTAAACATTATGATTTCCTCATTATAAATGCAGCCATACTAGCTATTCTAGTCAAAATAACCGGCACTACAACTTCTTGGGCTTTTTCTCGCTGGTCGCTACTCATGTCGTCACCTATGTTTGAAATGGTTATATCTTCTAAATTGTCTAAATCAACAAAAACTTCTATT